CTGAAGAAGAGAAAGCTAAAGCTATCAAGTGGCAAGCTGAAGCAGCTGAGAAGATGCCAGATGACATTAAGATACAAGAAAAGATACTTAAATTACAGAAAGATGCTATTGCATTAGAGAAGACTAAGGCTGATATTATGAATAAGAACTCTGAAACAGCTAGGAATATACCCGAGGTTGACCATTTACGTTCAGAGACAGCTCTTAATATGGCAAACGCTAGAAAGATTGCTCAAGAAACAGAAATTAATAGATTTATTCAATGAAGAATGACGAACAATTCTTAAAGGATAGATTAGACTTATTTGAAACAGAAGGTTGGTTAGACCTGATGGAAGAATTAAAGAACATTGAAAGTAGTGTGCGAGACGTTGACACTATGAAGAATGAACAAGACCTTTGGCACGCTAAGGGTCAGTTGCAATTACTAGGATATGTAATTAGCTTAGAAAGCGCGACTAAAATAGCGATGGAACAATCGGAAACGACACCATCATAAAATAACTTCATAACCCTTCGGGGCGGAGACGATAGAAATGAGTATAGTAGTAGATACAGCACCAGAAGGTGTAGAACAGGTAACAGAAACGACAGAGGTTACAGATGTTCAGGAACAGGTAGTCTCTCAAGACGTAACTACCCAACCTGAATATACACCTCCTGAGAAGTATGCTGGGAAGACATTGGAAGATGTGATTAATATGCACCAGAACGTAGAAAAAGCGTTTGGGAGGCAAGGGCAAGAGGTAGGTCAACAGCGACAAGTGATTGACCAACTGATGCAACAATCACAAGCTGGTCAAGCTACTGAAACGACAGAAGAAGCTGTCAGTTTCGAGGATAGTTTTTACGATGACCCTGCTAAGGCAGTAAATTCAGCGATAGAAAACCATCCAGAAATTGTCAAAGCTCGTGAAGGTAATGTTAAGTCGGCACAGAATGCTAATTTAACGCAGTTAGAATCAACTCATCCTGATTTTATGGATGTTATTGGTGATAGCAACTTTCAAGAGTGGGTAGGAAAGAGTGGTATTCGTACCGAACTGTTCCGCAGAGCCGATGCTGACTATGATTTTAACGCTGCAAACGAATTATTAGGTACTTGGAAACAAATATCAATGATTGGTAAGACCAAACAGGTCAATAAAGCAGAAAAAGTCAAACGTCAGAAGGCAATGCGACAAACCAGTTCAGAGACTCGTTCTTCAGGTGATTCAGTCGGAGGTAAAAAGATGTATCGTAGAAGTGATTTAATCACACTACAAAGAACCGACCCTGAGCGTTATGCTTCATTGTCAGATGAGATAATGAGTGCGTATGCTGAAGGTCGGGTTAAATAATAATACTCAATAAGGAGAAATAAAAATGGCAGCTAATTTCGGACTTGGTGGCGACCACCATGTAACAACTGCAGTTGCTAATAATTTCATTCCTGAACTATGGTCAGATGAAGTTATTGGTGCTTATAAATCAAGCTTAGTTTTAGCAAACTTAGTTACAAAGATGTCTCACAAAGGTAAGAAGGGTGATACTATTCATATCCCTAAACCTACTCGTGGGTCAGCTTCTGCTAAATCAGCTAATACGCAAGTTACACTTTCAGCTGCTACTAATACAGTAGTTGATATTTCAATCAACAAACACTACGAATACTCTAAGTTAATCGAAGATATTGCTGAAGTTCAGGCTCTCGCTTCAATGCGTAAGTTCTATACTGATGATGCTGGTTATGCACTAGCTACTCAAGTAGATGATGACTTATTCACAGCTGCTCAAGCTTTGAATGGTGGTGCTTTAGTTTCAGGTGCTACAGGTGCAGCAGGTACTTCCGCTGATATTACAGATGCTGGTATTCGTAAAATGATGCTTGCATTAGATAATGCGGATGTTCCTATGGATAACCGTGCGTTGGTACTACCTCCAGTAGCTGCTTCAGATTTACTAGGTATTGACCGATTCACTGAACAAGCTTTCATTGGTGATGGTAATGCGATTAAGACTGGTAAGATTGGTAATATCTATGGTTTAGATGTTTACATTTCATCTAACTGCCCGACTTCAGGTTCAGATAGAATTGGCGTTCTGTTACACAGAGATGCTATTGTATTTGCAGAGCAAGTTGGCGTTCGTACGCAGACTCAGTACAAACAAGAATACTTAGGTGATTTGTTTACTGCTGATACTATCTACGGTGTAGGCGAGTTACGCGACGATGCAGGTATTCCTTTTAAAGTTCCATCTGCTTAGTAGTTAGTTAAATGTAGCCCCTGTCTAGTTGAGGGGGTTATCTTGAATTAATTATTAGTTGAGTTATGCCATTATTTACTTATACTTGTAATAACGAACACACCACGTCATCGGTAGTTAAGTACGATGATAGGGAAGAACCACAAGTCTGTTCTGACTGTGGAGAACCTTCCTACTTTAAACAAACATTCTGTACGAATTTCCAATACGGCAACGACTATAGCTCATTTAGTGCAGATAGTCATAAGTGGAACTTACGTGAGAATCATAGAAATAAAACTGTAGGCAAAAGCTACGACTAATAAAGGATAACGATGGCTAGATTACCCCAGCATAAGAGATTAGCATTAGCGGTTAAAGCTATGCGTAGAAGATTATTTGGATTTAAAGTTGTACAAGCTGGTCTTCAGCTATGGCATAACTACTCAACAGATGCACTAGATAAGTCTAGTAACAGTAACCACGGTGTTATGTACACTGGTCGTTCACTAGCCTTTGATGGGTCTAATGATTATGTAGATTTAGGTACTGGCTTGAACGGATTTACAAATATGACTGTAAGTTCTTGGGTTAAAGTAACTGACAATCCTAACCAGACATACGACTATGGTGTGGTGGCGAATTGGTCAAGTTCGAGTAAAAGTTTCATATTAACCTTTGCCGTGGCTGGTGAGGTTACTGATAATTACTCACCTCAATTTCTTATATCTCAATCTTCTTCTAATGTCATAGCAGTATCTTCTACTACTATATCTAAAGGTAACTGGGCTAGGATTGTAGGTGTTAAAGATGGCTCAGCATTGAATATTTTCGTAGATGGAGTGCTTACAGGTACGGTAAGTTGTGATTCTGGGTCAACAGATAGCACAACACTATCTAGTTTTCTAGGAAGATTTTCCTCATACTATTCAAACTGTGAACTCTCAAACGTACAAATCTGGGATAAGGCTTGGACTGCTGATGACGTAGCTTATGACTATGCTAATGTACAAGCAACACCTAATGATATTGCTAATAACAATTCAGCACTGAGTGTAGCTAACTGCCGTACTTGGTTGCCTATGACTGAAGGTGCTGACACTACCCTATATGATGGTGGTGTGGTACTTGGTGATGAACTGATTGATAATGGTGGGTTTGCTCTTGGTGATGAGTTGGTTACTAATGGTACTACTATTGATTTAACTGAGTGGGTTCTCAGCAGCCCCTCAGACACAACTAATCCTAATGGTAACTTAAGATTATCATCTCCTACGTCTACTGATGTGTCTACTAGGTTTGATTTCCCTACAACACAAAACGCTTATTATCAACTGTCTTTTGATTTAGTATCTTTCTCTGGTCAAGTATTAATGAGAGCAGGTGATAATTCTACTGCTGGTGGCGCTAATTACTTTCAAACAACTTTATCTGGTACTACTAGACACACTAAGGTTTTCCAAGCTACTTTAGGTGGAGATAATATTTCATCATTTGGGTTTATTTCCGCTGGAACAGAAGGTCACATTGAGGTAGCTAACATCTCAGTAAAAGAAGTAACCAACTGGACACTAGGTACTGGCTGGTCTATCTCTGATGGTACTGTGGGTGAGAACCTAGTAACTAATGGTGACTTCTCTTCTGGAACACCACAAGGTGATGAACTGATAGCAAATGGTACGTTTGATACAGACCCAGAGTTGGATGGATGGTATGTTGCTGGTAGTTGGGATTCTGCATACAAGAGATTAATACCAGGCTTCGGTTCTAACCTTCTTATAGATGACTTAGAAATAGGAGAATCATACACATTCAAGGCAGATGTTACACTTGATGGTTATGCTTATTTTAGGGTTGGAACTTCTAGTGTTGATACTAATAGTTATTTTGATGATTCTCAAAATTCTGGAAATAATGTAGTAGAGGTAGATGTAACTTTTACTGCTACTGCCTCTACTTTCTACATTGTCTCAGTAACCGCAGCTGGTCACATCGACAACGTAACACTAACTAAAGATGCTGTTATTACTGGTTGG